TGCCATTTACCAAATAATGCAGTATAAACTTTGGCCTGATCAACCTCTGGAATATTATTTTGAATTTCATTTCGCAAAGCCTCAACAGTAGCCATAATATTGCCTTTATTTTCTTCAACTACTTTTTCAAGATCAATTCCAAAAATCTTCAATGCATCCTTTGCCGCCCTTTTTGGAGCAATAATGCTAGTCAAAATAGTTTTAAGGGAGTTCGCTCCTTCTGCTGAGCTAATTCCACCAACTTTAAACGCGACCATAAATTTTGTTAAATCCTGAACGTCTCCACCAAGAGATTTAACAACCGTTCCTGCTCTCGGCATTGCTTGAGTCATATCTTGCAAACTTAAACTAGTTTGGTTTTCAACGGCATTTAAAAAGTTAATGCTATCTTTTAATTCATTGGAGCTAATTTTAAATGCATTCTGCAAAGTAAGAGTTGTTCTCATTGCATCTTGCTGATTAACTTCTCCAAGAACCATAAGTCTTGTAGTTTCAATTGTCTTTTCTTTTAAATCTTGTCCTGTTGCTCCAGTTGCGGCGATATCGGCAGCTAAAGTAATTGTATCTTTTGCGTCTTGCCCATATTGGCGCGCCATATCTTTTCCAAGTTCAATTCCTGTACGCCGAACTTCATTATTTTGATTCTCTAGCTCTTTCCCCGCTAAAGCAACATCTCCATAGACCTTTGTGAGTCTAACAAGTTCTTGGTCAACATCTAAAAATGTCTTGCTCGCAATAGTTCCAAAAGCAGCAATTGGCAATGATAGGCCGACAGTAATCTGTCGTCCTGCCCATTGAATGTTTTTACCTGAATTAATAGTCTGTTGATATAATTGTTTCTGAGCAATTTGAGCAGCATTTAAAGAATGTCTTGCCGCAATTGCTTCCGCTCCCACTACTCCAGGCATACTAGAAACTGTCATTTTAGTATCCGTCATATCTGCACGAGGCTGAATAATTCTATCTCCTCTAACTTGTCCAGTAGTATGATCATATCGAGGATTCATAATAGTAGATTGATGTTGACGAACAAATTCTTCTCCCATCCTACTAATAGTTGAAGTAGTTCTAGTAGCCATATCGTTATATTGGGAAAGTTCGGTTTTAGCTTTAACAACACTTAAAGTATTGCTCTCGATTTGCTTTTGTAATTGCTGGTAGCCAGAAGAAGCAGAAATTCCTCTCTGAACTTCATATCTATTTTGTCTAAGAGTATTTGTAAATTGATCAAATGCAGATACCGCCCCTTGTCTTACAAGAAGATCGCTAGATTTCTTTAACGCAGCTAAATCAGAAGCTAATAAAACAGTTGCTTTGCTAGCGATTACAGCTTGTTTTGCAAAAGCACTCATATTAGAGTGAATTAAAAACTCAATAGCGTACTTATCTACATTTGTCATATTGTTTCATACAAGATGCCGCCGCTTTGATTAGGACTAAAAATAGGATTAGCAATAACGTCATCTGGGTGAACCCCCTTTGTAATATTTTCTTTCGCCGCGTTTCTTTCTCTTGCCATTTGAAGTGGATCTTCTTTATTTGATTCAAGATCAACACCTTTCATTGCAGCAAAAAACTTTTTGTCATCGAAATCTTTCTTTCTCATAGCTCCGAGAGTCAAAATAAGTTCAGGTAAAGACAGAGATGATTCTAGTTCGTCATAATTCTTCCAACTTCCACATAAAAATACCTCTGCTTCCATATCCGCCAGATCTAATTCTCCCCAACTGTCGCCAGAACTTTTCCCAATTCATCATCGTCCTGATTAAATTTCCAGCCAGTGGCAATCTCAACAATTTTATACATTGTCGGAATATCTAAAATATCTTCAAGATCATCAATAATGTCACGATGCTTTTTTTCTAATGTAATTGCAACTACTTTAACTAAAGTATCAATGAAAATATCATTAGCTTCTGTTTCTGGCATTTCGTCAAACTCCCCAGATGCCGCCCTTTTTGAAAAAGACGCTAAGGTATTTGTTGCCAATCGCAATCTTTTAATAGGAAGAGGACGAAGAACGACCTCCGTGCCATCTTGCAATTCTAATTCTAATGTGTCGTAAACAGTAGATGCTATTTTAACCATTCTCCTTTGTTATATTATCTATAATAATAACATTATTTTTATTAAACAACAAACAGAGACACAAAGAAGGCTATAGAAAATTTCTATAGCCTTCTTTGAAAAGAATATGGCTTAACTAACGCAGTCTACTAGTTTTCCATAGCTAGAATATGAACTTCCACCATCTGGCAAAAGTCTAAATTCTACTGGGAACATCGTGGCTTCACTTCTTTTAACTCCATGAGAAGAAGCAGCAATAGATACCGCCCGAGTTGTAACGTATAGACGTTGGCGAGTAGATCCAGCAACGGAAGGAGCATTCCCTGCGAATGCAAGAACTCTTTCGTTAGGCTTGTCGCCTAATTCACCTGGAACAAGATAAAGTTCATGGTAATCCGCGCTTGTAGATTGGTAAGTATCCTTTAGATCCCAGACGTACACTAAGTTTTCAAGGGTCGCTTCTGCAAAAGTAGTTTTTACAGAAACGCTCATTTTCTGACGGAACAACCTAGCCGCATCAAGAAGTTGATCTACTTCTACTTCTCCAAAATCTGGATTATACGCGATTTCGACGCCTTGCTGAGTAAAGCCTACATCGTAAAACGTAATTCCTGTTGAGTTAAGAGCAACTCCAGAAGTTCTGCCAAGGCTATTCATCCAAGCCCGAAAGTCTTTGGGAGTACCAGTAGAGGCAGTTTTAATTGCATCAACAATACCGTCAACTCCTACCAAAGGAGTTCCTAAACCAATTGCAAACTCGGCACCGCCGACAATAATGTTATTTGTGTTATTTGACATTTTATTTATTTCACCTACCTTTCAAAGTAATTTAGTGTGCTGGCTAAGCGTTTCTTCATTAAAAGAATATCTTATAATTAACTAAAAAGCAAATCTATTATCAATTCCCATTTGTCTAGTAAATTGATAGACAAAAATAAAACTTTGAACAAATCTTCCCGCTGGTTGTTCCGAAGGTAAAACTTCATTAGTTCTTAGTAATTCAAAAGACTTAAAATTAATTGCATGAACAGACATAGATTCGTTAACTTCTCTTGCCGTTGAATCTCTTCTGTCCAACATATCAACTAGAAAATTTCCAATCGCCGTTACCTCTATAAAATTATTTGAAAATATATGAAAGAATACTAACTCTTCTTTCATAAAGAAGTCTTGAGTTACTACTGGAGAAGGAGCGATCGTATACACGATATAAGGCTTGTTCCCTAATAATTTACTTGTCTTGTCTGTATCCTGAACCGGGACAATTGGAACAATTCCTGCGTAGTCACTCTCAACTACTATTCCTGAATTAAAGAATTGTTCTGTTAACCAATTTTTAACATGCAAAACCGGCAAATCCTCGTAATCTACCATGATCTATAATATCCTTCCCTGGCGGCTCTTCTTGCATTCAAAATAACTCCATTTAACATAACTTTTGTTCTTCCTCTAACTATTCTTCCGCCCAAAGTTCTTGAATATTCTCTTAGATCCCTCTGCAACATATGAAATCCTGGTTTAGTTGACCAATCAACAGTAACTCTAGTATTAAAATAATGAGGCGTTCCTGGTGGGCCTGGAGCAAAAGCTTTTGTTCTTCGACCTTTATCTTTTGGAACAGAGCTAGTTATCCTACCTAGTTCAACTGCAAATGCTCTTGATTTCCATTTTCGAGGTAAAATTTGATGATCAATTTGCCAAGGAGTTCTGGGTGTATTCAATCTAGCTGTTTTTAAATAGACAATAAAATTTCCATCTTTATACCAAGATCGAAACAGTCTGTAGCCTGGGTCACCTATATGACCAAATTCATACAAGTGAGAATGACCAATTCTGCTAGACATTAGATCAACGTACTCATAAAACCCTCTCTTAAACACAGGAAGAACGATCTCATCCATTTTTTCTTTAATCTGCTTTTGATTTAACTCAAGAACCAATGTCTTTGACGCTGAATCAATTACTCTTGACATAGCCAAAGGGCCTTTTCTAACGACCATTTAACATCTCTTGAACTTCTGACCTATCGCATAATAGTTTATAACCAAGAATATTTCCATAAATTCCATCCAATACCGCCGCTTTACCAATTATTTCAAATATAGTTGAGAGACCAGTTGGCTCTGTATACAGAAGTTCTCCAGAATTAGATTTTAGATTTACTATTCTGCTCGATTCATCAATAGATAACAAAGTTGTTATATAAAAATGCTGATTATATTTAAAAGATTGAGTGTAAATTTCCTGTGCTCCGCCTTTTGCGGCAGAGAATGGCTTTACAGAGCATTTAACAGTTTTTTGAAAACTCCAGCTATTTATAAATTGTCCAGAAATATCCTGAATTGGCTCTTCAACCCAAATATCACAACTAAATGTTAGCGTGCTCGCAAATATACAAGAGATTTAGATCACTACCAAATTTATATTTATATAATCGCTGAGAATATGATCGCAATACACATTTCCTGTACTAGAAAATACCCCAGGATTAAATTCTAATGACCAATCTCCATTTTGAATAGCCAAGAGATAACTTTCTTTATACACTTTATCAGAACACAAATATGACTTAATTAATTCTTTAGAACAAGATGCAATATCTGGAGGTACAGATTCCCAGCCAAATTTTCCTTTAATAGAATAATTAAAGGATTCTTTAAAAGCTCCTCCACGATTTTTAATTCCTGTTTGTCTAAAATCTACAACGTCCTCCTCTTTGTCAATAAGAAGAGAATATTTGCTCGGACTTATTTTAATTTTATCATTAAATACATTATAATTTTGATCTATGTCTATAACCAAACGATTATTCTCGAATAATTTATCAATTCTAATAGCTCTTTGAGGAAGAGGAAGAACGTCTGTTCCTCTTCCTTTTACTCCATCAAGAATTTTTGATTGATTCCCAAAAGTCTGTCCAGTAGCAGAATTAATTTTATATCTAGCGTATTGCTCCGCATATTTTGCATCTGCCCATTCAGTACCTTCTGGCATTATCTCTAATAAATCAAATGTATCTATATAGGGAGTTACAACATTATAAACATCTGTCTTTATAATGTCATCATAAGACCACTCTATAGAGAGCTCGCCTTCCTTATAAGTATCCAAAGAAGATAAAATTACTTTATAAATACCCGGCTCAACGTCAATGACATCAAGAGTTTCTATTAAAACTAATTCATCAAACAATTTAGCTGTGACAGACCCTAAAGGGTCTGTCAAAATACCATCGGAGTAAAGTCTCAAATAGATATTTGCAGACTGACCAATGTATAGTTCCACTTACATATTATAACATGATATGAAGAGTATTTAGCGTCGTAGAGAATCTTCAAAAATTATGAATAAAAAGATTTGGCTTCTTTAGGTGAAGCTAAATGGAATCCTTCGTACAAATCAATAAGCGCTTGGGCCTCACTGGTTGGCATAATGCAAAAAGGTTTTGTATTCTTAAATACAAAGTTTCTAAATTCAAAGTAAGGATTTGCTCTTGACATTTTTACTAGAACTTTTTCATCTGAATCGGGAGAAGGCTCTTCAATAACATTGACTGGCTCGTCTTCCACAATATCCTTAACTGCCGTAACTGCCTCATAAGTAATTCCCTCCTCCTCAAAGAGAGCAATAACAGCACTTTTTTTCATTCCAAACTTTAGGTCAAGACCCCACTCTTTTGCAAGATATAGCAATTCATTCATTGCTATTTTTTCAAAACTCATATACTACCTTTCGATTAATTTGATTGTATCATACAAATAGAAATGAGCCCCGCTAATTTGGGGCTCATATCTAAATAATCTTATTCTTCAACTTTGACGTTGATTGCGATTACTCGCGCGTCTTCGTTTTCAACTTGCACTCCACAACGAGTATAAGCAGTGTACTCAATAGAATCTTTCTTCGGCTTAAACTCCCGATGAACGATAACTTCACGCTTAATACCAACGATTCGGTTTTGAGGGAATGTTAATTCAATATCCCCATGATCACCTGTCGGAGTCGGATAAGTTCCTGCACGAGTTTCATCAAACATAGGAACCTCCATTAAAGGAACTCCAAATGGAGATACAGAAACACCGCCGCCTGCACCTGCTGGTGCAGCTTGTGCGCCGGTAATAACTCCAGTTGCAAGGCTACCTGCATATCCTTCTACAGTGTTAGCCTGTAGAGAATATAGGTAATCCTGTACTAATTGAGAACCTGCGTAGAACTTAAGCATATTTCTTCGGGCCTTATATTTCCGAGGAAGTGCTTTTAGAAGCTTATTGAAAATAACTCGACTGATTGGTACCCCAGCGGCATCAATAACATGAGCATTATTAATAGCAAGTTTGCGCCATCCATCAAACGATTTATAAAGAGCGTCGGCAGTTAAAGAAACATCTCCGTTAATAGAGAGATCTTCAACGTCATTACCAAATTGCGTTGCCATTAAACGGGCAATGTGATCTTCTAGTGCGGCTCCTTCGATATTATCTTCAAGAGATTCACTAGAAAGTTCCCAGTCAAGACGTAGCTTTTTCGTAGTAATAGAAACCTTAGTAAAGGTGGCACTTGCGTTTACACCATCATCTATTGCTTCTGTTGCCAAACGAACAAGTTTCGCACCAACACCAACTTTGTCAATATCAGCAACTTCTGACTTCATAATGTGCCGACGTGCATCTTTTACAAGTGCCGTCGCGTCCCACATGTAGTCAATAAATTGAGTTGCCTGCTCAGCATTGAGCAAACCTCCGTCGCCTGCGCCAACAATAGTCGTATCAATTACTTTTTGTAGTAAATCTGACATAATTTTATTTCACCTACCTTTCTTATTCAATTATGGAATTGCTATCGAAGAAATGCTTTGGAGTAAAGACTCCATTCCATACACCTTTTTTAATAATTTCTGTTGAGCCGCCAAGCTCACCAGACTTTTTAATAGCGGTAGAGTTCTCAATTTCAGAAACTCTTTCTTCAAAAGAATTTTTAATGACGTCAATAGCCTCAATAAATTCTTTCTTCAAAAACTCGAGTTTTTCCTCACTTTGAGTCACTGCTCCTGCTACAGCTTTAGTTACAACATCAACTTGTGACGTTGCAAAGTCTTCTAGCGCACTTAGAATAAAATCTTTTATATTTTTTTCTTCCGCGCTAATTTCATCTGACTTTTCAACTGTTTCCACGACAGCTTCTGAATCAGACTTTTCGATAACGGCCTCTGCTTCTTCTTCGGGAGCAGACTTTTCAATTACATTAGTTTCATCTAATGTAACTTTAGAGGCGTCATCGGATTTTTCAATTTCAACAGAATCAGATTCTTTATCCATTCCCATCAAATCGCCTCCTTTATTAATTTGCAAACTGGTGTCTGCTTTATCCGAATCATAATCATCGGAAGTCTTTTGGTGATCTTCAAGCATTTTAATCATCTTTTCAGGCAAATTCTTTCCATCAATATTTTCAATCCACCCAATAGATTTCATTGGCTCTTGGCAACTCATGCAGTTTTTTTCTTCTGTCCCTGCTCCTGGAGCGAGAATTTCACAAAACTTACAGTAAAAAACATCTTCCATTTTAATATCAGAAGAGATGCCACTCATTACTTCTTCTCCATTATCATTTTTTTGAATAGAAAGAATGCTGGCGAATTTATTCGCAGGAGAATCAACTAATGACAACTCAAAAAGTTCCATCTCGTCAATAACTCTTACAGGACTTCCAGATTTTACAATGGTTTGTTTTGACTTAGCTCTTCCACCAATAGAAAAGCCAGTATATGTTTTATCAAGAACTTTTTCCCAATCATCTTGGGCTCCTTTAGATACATAAACATCTACATAAATGCCATCATAGGTTTCTCCTGAATTAGCATCAAAATAAGTCTCTTCTTTAAAAGAAAGAAGTCTCCCAATTGCTACAGGATTATGCATCGGCCTTAAATTGCCTGCAAACTTTTCAAATGCTTGCCTAGATGCTTTTGCAGTAATTAAATCTCCTTGTTTATCTACATTATTTAATGTAGCGAATCCGCTAACAATTCGATTCTCTCTATCTATCTTACTAATAGGAACAGAGATAATTACTTTATTTAAAGTATCCATTTGATCAATAGTAAACTAATCGTTTTTAAAAAGCAAATTATACTTTTTGTCCTTGGCCTTTAGGATTCCTAGCGTCTCCAACAGAGTCAGAAGCAGTTAAAGATCTTTGAGTATCTCTTTCTCTATTCTTTAGAGAGTTGGCCGAGTTGTCCGTTAATTGTTTTCTTGTCATCTCAAATTTAGTATCTCCAGATTCTATAGGCCCTTTCTTTAAAGAATCAGCCCTTACTTCATTAGGTAATGAAACTCCATACTTAAGATAAGTATCATCAATTCGAGATTGTGCCAGAGCGTCTGTTAATGTCAACTCATTAAATTTAAGAACAAAAACATCTTGAACTTCGGAAATAATACAATTAATTCTTTTCTCTAATACACTTTGTTCTGGCCTACAAACTACTTCTTTGAAAGTTTTATCTTGATCAATAGCTGATGCCGCCGCGGAAGATGACTCTATAATTCCTAATTTACTAGCTGGAACTCTATGCACTGCAAGAATTTCATCTCGATTAGACTTTCTATAATTATCAAAAGAAGAATCTTGAATGCTTGTCTCTACCGGCTCGAATCTGAACTCTGTCTTATTTCCATCTCTATCAGCAGGCAAAGGAATATAAATAGATCTATGGTTTTTCCCCTTTAAGCCAGACTGCAAAAATTCTAATATTCTAGCTTGGGCTCTGTCAGAAAGATTAGCTCCCTTCGCGATAATAACATATCGTGGCGCAGCTTTATGCTCGAAAAGATCAAGATTATATCTTTGAGCAAATTCATCACCGGCCACAGCATTCATTGATGCGATTATGTCTGGAACTCCGTAATATGTATTAGTCGGACTATAGTTTTTTAAATGAATTATTTCATTCGGACTTTGATCAAGACCTAAAGGGTCTGGAGTTGAATCATCACCATAATTTCTAAAGAATCTTACTCTTCCCTCGACCATCTGAACAAATCCGTCATGGAATCTCCGAACTCTCATAGTTGAAGAAGGAATATGACCAATATATCCAATTAACCCTTTCTTCGGACCCACTGAAATCCGCCCAATTTCAATATATCCATTTCCTGTAGCCTGATAATCAATATAAGAGTTCGTTAAAGTTTGAGAAAATGTATAAGAATTATTTAATGAATCTATCCACATTTCTAACTCTAATCTTTTTAATTCTAATTTATTCCTAGTATCAGAAAGCTTTTTCTTGCCAGAAACTTTCTGTAACTTGTAATTCATCATTGGAGAAGGAACTAAATTATATCCAAGACCGATGACATTGGCCGCTTTTGCATTAATTGCTGCATAATTCCAAGAACTCTTATCATACAATTGAGCTAAACTTAAAATATCATGTGGAGGAACCGTTGCCTCTAGTAAATCATAGGCTGAAATATTCGTATAAATCTGTTTAGAGCCGGAGCCTTCTAAACCAGAATCGTATTTTGTTGAAGCGTATTTGGCTCGACGGACAGCATTTTTCCCCATTGTCTTTCCGTATACTTTAAAAAACTCATCTGGAGATATAGAAAATGGATCTATATAGCTTTTAGTAGAATCTTTTTCTATTTGATCGAGAGTAACTTCGATCTCTGGCTCATCCAAGAGATTCCTTCGCCGCGAACTCTTCTTCATAAGCAGCTAAATCATAATCGTCAGGAATTAAGCCTGAATCCAATCTTGATAACTGTCTTTCGTATTCTTCGCTTGTAATTTTTCTTCGTCCCGCCAAAAATACTGGAGATCCTTCTTCGTATCCATATGCACGAGCAGCATTTGAAATCTTTGAAATCCTATAAAGATCTCCAAACTCAGAAGAAATACTTAAAGTATTGTGGTCTTCATCTTGAAGCAAATTTCCATTTGGTAGCTGCCAAGCGTAGATTCCGAATCTATCATATTTAGAATTTACCACAGAAACATGCTTTTTCTTAATATCCACACGAAGATTATACCATATCTTTAATTAATTAACGAAGACCTAACCATTTCCTGTATAGATATTCCAAGGGGCAGAGATTGCTTTTGGGGGAGAATGATCAATTTCTTCTGTTCCTGGAGTATTCCCAGCAATAGATTCAAATAATCTTCCTAAATAAGAATTATAATTTTCCAAAGCCATCGCTTCTGTAAATACTAATGGATATAAGCTGAGATTTGTAAATGACGAAAAAGAAGAATAACTTCCTAAAGAAATTGTAGAATTATTTATATTGTTCATAGATAAACCAATATTAAAAATACTAGAAGATTGATCTTCCAATGAAGCCCATCTGGCTCCTTCTGTAGACCCGTCAAAATAAGGCCACAAAATAGACGACTCTTCTAGAAGAGGATTGCAAGCATAATGTATTTCATCTTGAGAGAGCCCTGGACCATAATATACATCTATTCCAATAGAAGTAGTTTCTAGTGGAGATAAGCCCTTGACTGAAAATAAAGACCAAGACTGATAATCTTCAAACGTCTGACTAATTGAAGAGGAAAGCAAATCTCCATTTGAATTATAAAAAGAAATTGATATAGAGGCATTTCTTGATATATCTTTTGTCATTAGATATATGGATGCACTATAATTTTTGCTTGGCGCCGCCGGAAAATGTCCAGTCGGGGATTTCAATTCAAATCCATATTTATCAGTAGAAATTGAATTGCTTGTCATTTTATAACAAAAATCTCCACTAACCGGCTTGACTTCTTGAGTTCTTTCTGAATTAGATTCTAATTTGGAGATCCATCCATCAGTATTTAAACTAAGCCTAGGATTAGTTACTAAATTAACTCTATTTTTTCCTGATAAACCATTTGTTGTTAAAATAACATGAGCCCATTGATTATGGGGAAAAACATAGTTTGCAGATTTAATAACTCCATTAATAAATATATTAGAAAATCCAGAGATATATGTTTTCATTCCTCCTGGACTCATTGCAGAAAAAAGCGAATACTTTTCTTCGTCTGATTTATTGTAAAAATACAAAGAAGAATTTATAATACTTTGATTCTTTTTTATAAACATCTCGATTGTTTTAACAGGTATTGGCGCGGACGCTGGCAAAATTCT